GTTTCTTGAATACCAAGAGATGAAAGATAAACATGACTATGTACTTGACCTGTCTAGTCGCAATGGTACTATCGCTAGTACTGCTGAGCACATTGCTGTGTTCTCTGCTTTCACTGAAGGTATGCAGTTGTTCTCTTCATTCATTATGTTGTTGAACTTCCCTCGCCATGGCATGATGAAAGGTATGGGTCAAATTGTTACTTGGTCTATTGCTGATGAAACAATCCATGCTGAGTCAATGATTAAGTTGTTCCGTGAGTATATCAAAGAGAATCCTGAGATTTGGAATGATGAATTGAAAGGTAAAATCTACACTATCGCTGAGAAGATGGTAGAGTTAGAAGATAAGTTTATTGATCTTTGCTATAAAGGTGCAGACATGCGTGAACTATCTGCAGAAGATGTTAAGAAATATATTCGTTACATTGCAGATCGTCGTCTAATCTCTCTTGGTATGAAAGGTATCTTTAAAGTTAAAAAGAATCCACTACCATGGGTCGAAGAAATGATCAATGCACCAGTGCATGGTAACTTCTTTGAGAATCGTGTCACTGATTACGCTAAAGGTGCATTGTCTGGCAACTGGGGTGATGTTTGGGGCAAAGCAGCGTGATAGAGTTAATCTATCTGTTGATTATGACGCACATTACCATTGTGTGCGTCACTCTATATCTTCATAGAGGACAGACACACAGAGGACTAATATTTCATCCAGCAGTTGCGCACTTTATGCGTTTCTGGCTATGGCTTACTACTGGCATGGTAACTAAACAGTGGGTAGCCATTCATCGCAAGCATCATCAGAACTCTGATAAAGAAGGCGATCCGCATACACCTCATGTATATGGTATTTGGAGAGTTGTATTTGGTGGAGCATTTCTTTATCATAAAGCCAGTAAAAATAAAGCCATGATTGATCAATACGGAGTTGGAACTCCAGATGATTGGATGGAAAATAACATCTACTCTAAACATAGCAGAGCAGGTATTATAATTATGTTAGCCATCAATATTATTTTGTTTGGTTGGATTGGTCTGCTTCTATGGGGTATTCAAATGATATGGATTCCATTTTGGGCAGCAGGTATTGTCAATGGTGTTGGTCATTGGTTTGGTTATCGTAACACTGATACCAAAGATCGTTCAAAGAACATATCAATATTTGGTATCATTATTGGTGGTGAAGAACTACATAACAATCATCACGCTGAACCAGCAAATCCTAAATTAAGCAGACGATGGTTTGAATTCGATATTGGTTGGATGTGGTTTAAAATACTAGAGAAATTTAAACTAGCAAGGGTCAAAAATGACAACTAAGATTTTTGAGTGTAATGAATGTCAGGCAAGAGGTAAGATTATCCTCAAGTCAGAAGAGCGATTGGAAGACATTGTTTACTGTCCTATATGCTCTGCTGATATCTACGAAGAAGACGACTACGACGAGGAAGAATAAATAGTGGTTTATACTACTGATTATTCTAATGTGGCTTTATAATAACGAAATTATTGAAGAACTACCTGAAGACTGCGTTGGCTTTGTTTATTTGATTACGAACAAAGCCAGTAGTCGTATGTATATTGGCAAGAAACTATCTAAGTTTGCCAAGACTACATACAAAATGGTGAAACAGAAAAACGGAACTAAGAAACGTAAAAAGATCCGTAGCAAAATAGACTCCGATTGGATGGAGTACTATGGTTCGAGTATAGAACTAAATAAAGATGTAGAGTCTCTCGGCAAAGACAACTTTGTTCGTGAGATTCTTTTCTTTTGTAAATCCAAAGCTGAATGTTCTTACATAGAAGCACGAGAACAGTTTGCACGAAAGGTGTTGGAGTCAGACGACTACTACAATGGGCAGATTTCTGTTCGAGTCCATGGCTCTCATATTAAAAACAAACTATGACATATTTACTTTTTGCAGTTGCACTATCGTTATCGGCTCTCGCTGCATATTATGCAGTGATGGGTCTTGTCGCAATTTTTGCTGCAGCTGTAGTACCAATTGCTCTTATGGGTTCTTTGCTTGAGGCATCGAAACTCGTAGTTGCATCATGGCTCTATCGAAATTGGAAAGAAATTCCAAAATTGATGAAGTCATATTTTGTAGTCGCCCTAGTTGTATTAATGATGTTAACATCGATGGGCATTTTCGGATTCTTATCAAAGGCACACTTGGATCAAGCAATTCCTTCGGGAGATGTTCAATCTAAGTTAGCATTACTTGACGAGAAGATTAAAACAGAAAAGGAAAATATCAATGCAAGTCGTAAAGAACTTTCTCAACTCGATGCTCAAGTTGATCAAACCATCGCAAGAACTACCGAAGCCAGTGGAACAGACAGAGCCATTACCATCCGTAGAGGACAGCAAAAAGACAGAGCCAGAATCCTCAACGAAATCGGTGCAGCGCAAGCCAAGATCGCAAAACTCAACGAAGAGCGTGCGCCAATCGCCAGCGAAGTCCGTAAAGTCGAAGCAGAAGTTGGACCAATAAAATACATTGCTGCATTGATATATGGTGACGAAAGTTCAAATGATACGAACATGCTTGAGAAGGCAGTTCGTATCGTCACCATACTCATCGTTATTGTATTCGACCCATTGGCAGTTCTTCTGTTAATCGCAGCAAACTGGAATCTTAAACACACTGGTGGAAGAAAGTGGAATGATTTCTTTCAGAAACCGCCTGTTGAAGACTTTCCAGAAACAAAAGAAATAAGACTTAATGACGAAATAAAAGTCGATGAACCAAGCACAACTCCTGTGTTTGATCATATGACACAACATTTGTCAAAAGAAATACCTGACAACTGGGATGAGTCAGAAATTGTTGAAGAACAAGAAACGACAGTTGTTCCAGAAGAAATCAAAAAAGAAGTAAACGAGTTGTTAGAGTCTGAAATTCCAGAAATCCAAGTAGATGAACCTACAAAAGACTGGGAACCAGAGTTATATAATCGAAAACAACTTGGTCGTCATATGGAAGAAACAGGACAAAAACCACCGAAAGCACAATCGTTCTTAAATAGAGTCCAGAGTGTGTTTTCATCCCCTAGTGTAAAATCCGCTATCGAAAAAGACGTTGAAAAACTGCAAGAAAAGAAGTAGTCGGATAACCGACTTCTCCTAAATAAAAGTTAGATGTGAGTTGCAGTACTTAATAATTCTCTTATAACTAAAACAATAAAAAGGTTTTAAAATGATCAAAAAGATCGCTACAGCGGTGCTTTTTGTCATGGCTACATCTTCCGTTTGGGCAGCAGATCCAATCGTGACTGACTCGACTAGTAGAAGCACAACTGATTCTACTTCAAATAGCACAACAACAGTAAAATCCCCTCCACCAACAGCAGTGGCTCCAGCCATTACGGTTATTAACTCCGATGTTTGCGCAGTAGGTGTATCTGGCGCAGCACAAACTCAAATCCTCGGTATCTCTTTTGGTTCCACCATGGTCGATAAAAACTGCGAACGACTTAAACTTGCTCGTGGTATCTACGATATGGGTATGAAAGTTGCTGCAGTTTCCATTATGTGTCAAGATGAACGAGTATTCTCAGCAATGATGAATGCTGGTACACCATGTCCAGTTGATGGTAAAATCGGTGAGTCCGCTAAAACAATTTGGGAATCTGCTCCAGATCGCCAGCCACAGAAGATTAAAAGTAAGGACTAACTCATGAGGTTAGTCATTGTTCTTGTTGTCTTTATATTGGCAATGATGCTTGGTCATTGCCATGCTCAAGCACAAACTCCAATAACATCTGAAAACATCCTAACACCATCAGTTGGTGCGTGGTCTGGTTCGGTCTCAGGGCAAGCAGGTGGCTTTTCTGGTGGTGGCACTGGTCCAGCATACAATGCAGCAACTAATACACTAATCTTTGGATACACAACTGCAACAGCGACTCAAAGAATTAATGCTGAAGCATTTGCCATTCAACATGCATTAGACTTGTCAAACTCTGGTATTAAAATCAATGGGTATAATTATTCATGGATGATTAATAACTCTGGTGACAATGTTG